TTTACGACAATACTGGCACACGCGCCTTGCGAACTCTTGGCGCTGGCATGATGGCTGGTGCGACTTCTCCTGCCCGTCAGTGGTTTCGTCTAGGGACTGGAGATCCTGATTTAAATGCATTTTCTCCAGTGAAGTTGTGGCTGGACACGGTGACGAAGAGGATGCAGTCTGTTTTTCAGCAGTCGAATACTTACAGGTCTTTGCATCAGATGTATGAGGAACTGGGAGCGTTTGGAACGGCTGTCAGCATTGTGTTGCCAGACTTTAAGAATGTCATTCACCATTACCCTGTGACTGTTGGCGAGTACTGCATTGCGTCTGACTATCAGGGAATGGTTTGCACTTTGTACCGAGAGTTTGACAAAACAGTTGCCGAACTCGTCAAGGAATTTGGTTACAAGAATTGCTCTCATTCTGTCAGGAATCTGTATGACCGAGGCAGTTTGGATCAGTGGATACCGATTATTCATGCGATTGAGCCTCGTGAGGACAGGGATTCGTCGAAAAAGGATGCGAAGAACATGCCTTTTCGCAGTTGTTACTTTGAGGTTGGTGGAGATGACGGGAAATTTCTGCGAGAGGGTGGATATAAGGATTTTCCAGTGATGTGTCCGCGCTGGAGCGTTGTCGGCGGCGACATCTACGGAAATTCCCCTGGCATGGAGGCTCTCGGCGACATCAAGCAGTTGCAACATGAGCAGTTGCGTAAGGCTCAGGTCATTGACTATCAGACAAAGCCACCTCTTCAGGTGCCGAACTCAATGAAGAACAGAGATGTTGAGAGTTTGCCTGGCGGGATCACATTTGTTGACGGTGGCAGCCAGGGTATTAAGACTGCGTTCGAGGTGAATTTGAATTTGCAGCACCTTCTCGGCGACATTCAGGATGTCCGTGAGCGTGTTCGTGGGTCTTTTTATGCTGACTTGTTCATGATGTTGGCGAATGCGACTGATACGCGTATGACTGCGACAGAGGTTGCTGAACGACACGAAGAAAAGTTGTTGATGCTTGGTCCTGTGATCGAGCGCCTCCACAACGAGTTACTTGACCCACTTATCGACATCACTTTTCAGCACATGGTTCAGGCTGGGATTGTTCCGCCAGCGCCACCAGAATTGCAGGGCATGGAGTTAGAAGTCGAGTTTGTTTCGATGTTGGCACAGGCTCAACGAGCGATTGGGACAAATAGCGTTGATCGATTTGTGGGAAACCTTGGCGCAATTGCTCAAATGAAGCCTGATGTGCTAGACAAGTTTGATTCTGACAAGTGGGCAGACTCATATTCTGACATGCTTGGCGTTGATCCCAATTTGATTGTTGCTGGCAAGCAGGTTGCGATGATTCGAGACGCTCGAAACAAGGCAATGGCTGCGAAAGAGCAGACTGCGATGATGGAACAACAGTCGGCAACTGCAAAGAATTTGGCACAGTCGCCAACAGGAAGCGGTCAACAGAACGCGTTAATGGATGTAATGAACCAGTTCAGTGGATATGGATCACCTTCACCAAGTCAAGTTTAAGAAGTAAACAATGGCAATTCCAGCATCATTATCAATTGCATCTTCACCAAACAGTTTTGAATATTAAAAATAAAGGAACAATCCAATGGGACTAAAACAAAAAAATAACACTCCATTTCTTTACGACGAAAACAACAACCTTGTTGGCGTAAAAAATGAAAATGGTACAGATCAACGATTATTTGCAAAGATCTACAATTCTGGAATTGCTGTAAGTGCAGTATCCGCTGCCGCTACATTTGTAACACTTACGGCTGCCGCTGGCGCAAGTTCCACGCTTACCCGAATTAGTAGTGCTGGAATCCATAGTCTTACATCAGCATCTGATGGTCTTGGTGTTTATGTGACTTGGGATGGAACTGGAAGCGGAGTCAACGGCATTTATGCAATGACTTATGTAAGCACAACTGCAATTGACATTGCATCTAAGTTTCTTGCAAAGGTTGTCACGATTGGCGTTCAATCTCCTGGTGTGTTTACATGTGCAAATCACGGTTTCTCATTGAATGATGGAATTCGTTTGACAACGACTGGAACCCTTCCTACTGGTCTTGCTACTGGAACAACTTATTATGTGAACAATGTGTTGGATACAAGCACATTTACGGTTTCTGCAACTGTTGGTGGCGCAGGAGTCAATGTCACGGCAGCAGGATCTGGTGCCCATACAGCGACAAGTTATTACGGCGTTCCAACCGTGGGACTTATTACAACAAATATTCCCGTTGCGTCTTTTACAGTTGGAGCAGGAGAAATTACAAGGACTGGTTACATGAACCTTTCTATAATTTTTACTCTTGTGTCAAATGCAAACAACAAAGCGATTACTGTGCAGTATGGTGGTGTTGATTGGGTCAATACAGGAACACTTACAGCATCAATGTTGTCTGTATATATCAGCAAAGTTGCATATGCGCGTACGCCGACAACGCTTATTAGTTCGCCAGTTACATCTCTTGGTCACGGCGCATTAAATGCGGCAAATGTTGTTATTACAAAGGATTATTCGGCTGCACAGACGCTCATCATTTATGTCAAGTCTGGAACAGTCAATGAAGCAATTACCCTTGAAGGGTATGAACTTGAGGTGAACTAAGCGGTACCCGTGCTTTACAGACAATGATTAGATTTTAAAAGTGAGTAACTACGATCCGCTAGACATTCGAGGTCAAGAGCAAACGAAGGAAAATAAAGACCTTCGAGAAAAACTAAATAGGCAGAACGAAGAATCAGATCTGAAATGGCTGATGAGCAACAAGAAAGGTCGAAGGATCGTATGGAGGATGTTGGATCAGGCAGGAGTTTTTAGGCTTAGTTTTAGTCAGAATTCAATGCAGATGGCATTTAATGAAGGAAACAGAAACAGCGGACTAAGAACGATTTCGATGATTCACCAGACTTGCCCAGACTTGTATCAGGTAATGCTAAAGGAACAAAATGACACAAACAGAATCATTGATGACAACACCAGCACCAACCAATAACGCTGCTGTTGCATCGACTGAATCTCCAACAGGAGATGTATCAAATGCGGTTGTGACTCAAGACCAGCAAGTTGCAAATGCAACTGAAACTGGCAATACAGAGGGCGACAGTAAGGATGCTCCAAAGACCGAAGCGGTTGGCGCACCAGAAAAGTATGAATTCAAAGCCCCAGAAGGCAAGAATTTTGACAACGAAGTCATTTCGACATATTCGGAAGTTGCCCGTGAATTGAACTTGAGTCAGGCTTCCGCGCAGAAGATGTTAGACACACTTGGTCCAAAACTCGCTGAAAGGCAGATGGCTCAAATCGATTCTATTCGACAAGGATGGGTTGATTCGTCACGAATTGATAAGGAATTCGGCGGAGAGTCGCTCGACAAAAACATGTCGGTTGCTAAGAAGGCGTTGGACACATTTGGGACACCTGAACTGCGAACGGTATTAAATCAATCTGGTCTAGGGAATCATCCTGAAGTCATCAGGTTTTTCTTTCGAGCAGGAAAATCAATTAGTGAAGATGGTTATGTCGGTCCGTCAAGTGGTTCAGGTTCAAAGGGACAACCACGAGACTTTGCATCACAAGCGTCAATGCTTTATTCAAATCAAAAATCTTAATTTTAAGGAAACTTTTTTATGGCAACACTTTCAACAACAAATTTAACTCTCGCTGACTGGGCGAAACGAACTGATCCAAACGGATCTGTTCCAGTCGTGGCTGAACTCCTCTCGCAAACAAATGAAATTCTTCAGGACGCAGTTTTTAAGGAAGGCAATTTGCCGACTGGCGAACGCGTCGTAATCCGAACAGGATTGCCAACCGTGTACTGGAGAGCATTGAATCAAGGTATTCCAAGTAGCAAGTCAACGACTGCACAAGTTGACGAAGCATGTGGAATGCTTGAAGCCCGTTCAGAAGTGGACAAGGATCTTGCAATGCTCAATGGCAATACGGCTCAGTTCCGTTTGTCCGAAGACACTGCGTTCTTGGAAGCAATGAACCAAACACAGGCAACGACAATGTTCTACGGCAACCCAGCCACCGAACCAAAGTCCTTCCTTGGATTGGCTGGTCGATACTCAAGTCTGTCGGGCGGAAACGCAACAAATGTTATTACCGCTGGCGGTAGTGGCTCTGACAACACTTCGGTGTTCTTGGTTTGCTGGGGCGACAATACCGTGTATTGCCCATTCCCTAAGGGTTCAAAGGCTGGTTTGATCCATGAGGATCTTGGCGAACAAACCGTGTTTAACAGTGACAGTCGCATGCAAGCGTATGCAACTCGTTACCAATGGAAGAACGGTCTCGTTGTCAAGGACTGGCGCTATGTTGTTCGTATTCCAAACATTGATGTCAGTGATTTGATTGGTCAAACTGGTACTCAGGCTTCAACGGCTGCTACAAACATCATCAAGTTGATGGCAAGAGCAATCTACCGCATCCCAAACATGTCAATGGGTCGATGTACATTCTACATGAACCGCACCGTTCACAGTGGCATGGCTTTGGCAGCGTTGGACAAGAGTAGTGCTGTGTTGAAAATCAACGAAGGTCTCACTCAGTTTGGTCAACCACATAGTTGGTTGACATTCCTTGGCGTTCCACTTCGCAAGGTTGATTCTTTGCTCAACACAGAAGCCGTTGTCTCATAATTCAAATTTTACAAAAGGAAAAAACATAAAATGATTACTGATAATTTTCTAAGACTTTCTGGTTCGCTTACGGCTGGTTCTGCAACTGGTCAAACTATTACTGCTACCGCAAATTCAACCAATGTTGTCGATCTTTCGCTTGCGCGAGATATTGGCGAAGGCGAAGATTTGTATGTGCAGTTTACTGTTGGAACTGTGTTTGCAACTGGAACAAGCCTCACACCAACAGTCGTTGTTTCTGCGGCTGATAGTCTTACAACGCCAACCACAATTGGTACTGCTGGAACAATTTTGACTGCAACCCTTGTCGCTGGTTACACATTTGCAGTTCGCTTGAATCCAATTGTTGCTTCACTTGGTTTGCGTTATCTTGGTGTAATCTATACGGTTGCTGGTTCCAATTACACAACTGGAACAATCACAGCAGATGTTGTTAATGACATCCAAGACGGCAAGAAGTTCTACGCATCTGGTTTCGCTGTTCTTTAATTTAAGGAGATTTTATGGCAAAAGTAAAAGCAAAAGTCACATGTTTCATTGACAACTCCCTCCGCAATGAGGGAGATGAATTTGAATACAACGGTCCAAAAAACACGAATGTCGAAATTCTCGACGGGACTGAATTTGAAAAGACCGAGGTCAAAGTAGAGGACACTCAAGTTGCAAAACAAAAGTGGACTCCAAAAAACAAGACTGCTGCTTCTTCGGCTGACTAATCTCGTTTGTAAAGATTCATACGAGCGAGGGGAGTCGATGAGAAATCACGACTCCTCTCGTTTTCATAAGGAGGTTCGATGGCTAGTGTTGTAGATATTTGTAACCTTGCGTTGGCTCATATTGGTGACGATGCAACGGTTTCGAGCATTGATCCTCCTGAAGGTTCCGCGCAGTCTGAGCATTGCAAGCGTTTCTATGCAATTGCAAGAGACACAATGCTCCAAATGCATAATTGGAACTTTGCTTCAAAACGCATCTCGTTGGCTCAAGTTACGAACCCAATAACCGAATGGCTGTATGCATACGCTGCTCCTTCGGACATGTCTGTCGCAGTTTCAATTCTTGCTTCAGATGCTGGTGATGATTACTCGGCTCGTTTCGTTCCCACCGACACGCCATTCTTTCCGCCAGTTGTTGCGGCTGGTCAATACACACCTCAACCTTATTCAATTGAGGTTGACACTATTGGCAACAAAGTCATCTACACAAATCAAGAAAGTGCCGTGCTTCGGTATCAGGCTTTAATTACAGATACAACAAAGTTTGATGCGTTGTTTGTTCTGTCTTTGAGTTGGCACCTTGCAAGCATGCTTGCAGGTCCAGTCATCAAAGGAGATGCAGGATCTGCGGAATCAAAGCGTTGCATTCAGATGATGTCTGGATACTTGCAAGCAGCAAAGCAATCCGATTCAAATCAAAGGAACATCAGGGTCGAGCATGTTGTTTCGTGGACAAGCGGACGCTAATGCCAACAACCAGAACATTCAATCGGTCATTTGCTGGTGGCGAATTGTCGCCCGAAATGTTTGGTCGTATTGATGATCAGAAATTTCAGACTGGTGCTGCAAAGATGCGGAACTTTATTGCATTACCACAAGGTCCTGCCGTAAACCGACCAGGGACAAAGTTTGTACGAGAAGTCAAAGACAGCACCAAGAAGACTCGGCTTATTCCATTTACATACAGCACCACACAAACAATGATTCTTGAGTTCGGTGAGGAATACATACGATTCCACACGCAAGGCGAGACACTTCTAGCAGGAACTGGAGCCGCATACAACGGAGCAACTTCGTATGTGGTTGGAGCAATGGTGAGTTACTTGGGTAACAATTATTACTGCATCCTTGCATCCACAGGCAACTTGCCAACGAATTCCACATATTGGTATCTAATACCAAGCGCTGCATACGAAATTCCAAGTACATACTTGGAAGTAGATTTGTTTGACATTCACCATGTTCAATCCGCAGATGTGTTGACGCTTGTTCATCCAAACTATCCACCGCGTGAACTACGAAGACTTGGCGCAACGCAGTGGACTTTAACAAATATTTCTTTTGTTCCAACCGTGACAAGTCCAACAGGCGTTGCTGTAACTGCGTCCCGTGGCGAAGCGTTTAATATTACTGCGATCACGCAAGCAAATCCAGGTTCCTTAACGCTTGCATCTGTGCATCAATTTGTTGTTGGGGATTCTGTGTATATCAGCGGAATTTTAGGAATGACAGGATTTGTTGCTGGTTTCTATGTTGTTAATACATCTGTCGCTGGAAGTACATATCTCAGCGTCAAAAATTACACAACTGGCGTTCCATTTGACACAAGTGGATTTGCCGCATACACAGGTGGTGGCACAATTGAATATGGGTCAAAAATATTTGACATTAATAATTATTATGTTGTTACTGCTATTGCTGCAAACGGAGTTGACGAAAGCCTTGCGTCCGCAAGCGTAAATGTCACAAACAATTTGTATGTGAATGGAGCGTTTAACACAATTACTTGGTCTGCGGTTGCTGGTGCTATTCGATACAATGTCTACAAAATTCAGTCTGGTTTGTATGGATACATTGGTCAGACTCAGGCTTTGTCATTTACCGACAACAACATTGCGCCTGATATGGGAATCACAACTCCAATTGTTGAAACAGTTTTTAATAGTGCCAACAATTATCCTGGAGCAGTTTCGTACTTTGAACAACGCAGAGTGTTTGCTGGAACAACCTACGCTCCACAGCAATTGTGGATGACACGGTCAGGCACCGAAAGTGACATGTCGTACCACTTGCCCGTAAAAGATGACGACCGCATTTCGTTTAAGGTTGCAGCGCGTGAAGCAAACACTATTCGACACATTGTTCCGTTGCAGCAGTTGATGCTGTTGACCAGCGCAGCCGAGTGGCGTGTGTCACCAGTGAACAGCGATGCGATTACGCCAACCACGATTTCGGTTCGACCTCAGTCTTACATTGGCGCAAACAATGTGCAGCCATCAATTGTCAATAACAGTATGGTTTATTGCGCGGCGCGTGGCGGTCACATCCGTGAACTTGGATATTCATGGCAGTCCAATGGATACATCACAGGTGATTTGTCGCTTCGAGCAGCGCACTTGTTTGACAATTATGAGATTACAGACATGTGCTATGGCAAGTCTCCGCATCCACTGATTTGGTTCATCTCATCGACTGGTTTGTTGTTGGGATTGACTTATGTTCCTGAGCAACAAATTGGTGCTTGGCATCAGCATGACACGGACGGCACATTTGAAAGTTGCGCTTGTGTCGCCGAAGGAACTGAAGATCATTTGTATGTTGTTGTGAAGCGAACAGTCAACGGAAATTCAGTTCGATATGTTGAGCGTATGGCATCAAATGCATTTGATTCTCTTGATGATTGTTTCTTTGTGGATTCAGGATTGACTTATGACGGGAACAACACTACAGCAACAGATGTGACCGTGTCAGGCGGAACTCTTTGGGGACCAACCGAATTACTGACAATAACGGCATCGACTCCGATCTTTGCGTTTCCTGCAACAACAGATGTCGGTGACGCGTTTGTGTTTACGGCAACTGACGGAACAAAGTACAGGTTGACAATTGAGAGTTGCTCATCGACAACCGTGGTTCAGGCTCGACCTGACAAGGTTCTAGCGGTGGAATTTAGAAATGTTGCTACAACAAGTTATGGATTTGCTCGTAATACTTTGTCTGGTTTTTCGCACTTGGAAGGAAAGACCGTTTCTATATTGGCTGACGGAGCCGTTATGCCAAGCGAAATTGTTGTTAGCGGATCAATTACAATTGATCGAGCAGCAGTCAAAATACATGTTGGCTTACAATATTTCAGCGACTTGCAGACCTTGCCGCTAGCAATAAACATTGAAGCCTTTGGTCAGGGTCGAGTCAAGAACATTAATCAGGCTTGGGTTCGAGTGTTTCAGTCAAGCGGTCTGTTTGTTGGACCTACCGCTGACAAGTTGACCGAAGCCAAGATGAGAACGAACGAACCGTATGGGTCGCCGCCATCGTTGCGTTCCGACGAGATCAGCGTAAACATCACGCCGACATGGGCGCAAAGCGGTCAGATCTACATTCGTCAGGCTGATCCACTTCCATTGACGATTGTCGGAGTAACCATTGAAGCGGTGGTAGGAGCATAAACATGTACACAGATCCTTACGCCACATCTACAAGTTGGAATCCCAATTATCAAGGTCCACCAAGCGGATTAGTGCAGTTCGACCAAAGTGGCGCACAAATTGGTGGCGGTGGTATGGATGCCGCTGGAGCGTTTCAAGTGGCTGGCGGAATTATGGCGATCTTTGGCGCGGCAAACAGCGCCATCGGGACTTTCTACCAAGCCCAAAGCGCACAGAACCAATTGAAGGTTCAGGCTCAGAACGAACGCTTCCAGTCGCAGATGTCTGCCATCAATGCCAAGAGCGCCGAGTTTAGCGCCCAGCAGAGCCTCTTGGCTGGCGAGAAGCAGATTGGGCAGTACACAATGAGGGCTGGTCAGCAGAAGTCGTCAGCGGTCGCCTCAATGGCTGCAAGAGGCATTCAAGGTGGAGTCGGATCTGCCAAAGAAGTCATTGGCAGTATGGACATTGTCAAGGAAATTGACAGGCTGACGATGTCCGCAAGCAATGTCCGTCAGGCTGAGGCACTTAGAAACCAAGCCATGAACTACCGCAACCAGTCCATTATGTCTGGTCTAAGCGCCGACAACCTCAACACCAGCGCTGGGACAATTTACCCAGGGCTTGGCGTAGCAACCAGCCTGATTGGAAGCGCAACAGACATTGGTGGAAACTGGGCAAGAGACAACAGGCTTGAACAGTTACTTCTCGCACAGTCAACCAAGAGATTCTAAATGCCAACAGTACCAACATCATTCGTCCCTCAAGTTTCTCCACAGGGTGATGGAGGAATGGTTCCACTTCAGGCTCCTCCAGTTGAGGGTGTACGCAACGCATTGCCAGAACAACAGATTCGGTTTGGCGAGGCAATGAGAAGCGCTGGGAATGTTTCTTTTCGGATTGGTCAGCAGTTGCAGGATTCGATTGACGAGGCGGCTGCAAAGGCTGCCGATGTGGAATTATCACAGTTCTCAAATAACATTCTTCGTGGCAAGGATGGATATCTCGGTCTTCAGGGTAAAGACGCGGACACAAGATACGAAGAGACAAACAGCGCAATCCTTTCTGCTGCAAATGGCATTCAGTCAAGACTAAAAAACAAGACTCAGGTTGAACTGTTTAATCAATCTGCATCTCGAAACATTGTTCAGTTTCAGGGTCAGATGGGCGCACATTGGAACAATGAAGTTCCTAAATACTTGGCGATGGAATCGAATGCCCGTGCAATTCAATCGAGCCAAGACGCAATAAATTCGTATTCATCCTTTTCAAACGCATATCTAGAAAGTATTGCAAAGGCTGAAGCGGAAACTGCAACGGGATTGTCTTATCTTGGAATCTATAAGGGATCTGCTCAATATGATCAATCAATGAAAAAGGTGCGTTCTGGAATTACGGCTGGAGTTGTCAGCAGGTTAATGGATGAAAATTCTTATCAAGATGGTTTGTATTATTTAGAAGAGCAAAACAAATCAAAGTTGATTGACGAGCCAACATATCAATCGTTGCGTTCTGGATTGATTGCAAACAGAGATCGGCAGATGCGTATTGAATTAACTTATGCCATTAGGAATGGCTATCCACTTACAACACCTTCTGGAACTGGAAACTATTCGACTCCAGTTGTTGGAGGAGAGATTGTAAGTTTTAGCGAAAATGAATATTCCACCAAAGACGGTAAAAAGGTTTTATCAGGATTGACATTAGAAGTAGGTTCTGGAACTCAAATTAGATCCCCTGGCAGATCTACAGTAGAAGATTACAAAGAGGGTAGTAGCACCGTTACCCTTAAAAATGAAGATGGAACTCGATTTCACTTCCAAGGAATTGTCCCTTTAAACATAAAGCAGGGAGACAAAATTGCCCGTAACCAAATTATTGGTGTGGCAATGGATGATAAAGAAAATCCTGGAAAAGCAAATCTTACATATTCATTTACAAAAGATGGAAAATTAAAAGATCCGCAAAATGCAAATGATCTTGTAGAAGATGTAGGTAGACCAAAAACAAATACACTTCGAGACCAACTTGATCGTGCAAAGCAAATTCCAAATTTAGAAATGAGAAACCAAGTTGAATCGTCACTTAGGCAGGAGCATGAACAAGATGTTGCTGACTTTAACAAAGCGTACAATGAAAATAAACTTGCGATTTACAACATGGATGCTGCTGGAGTTTTGCCAAACCAAGAAAATGAGTTTGAAAAAAGGTTTGCATTTCTAACTCCAGATGATCGACAAAAATTTAATGCGCCAAAAAATGCTCAAAAACAAGAACAAGCATCTTTAAACGCAGAATATGAAATTACTACGGCTGGAGGTCCAACCCCAGAATTGTTGGAGAAGTATTCAAGTGACTTGACAGGTCCAAAACTGATTGCTTATATGAAGCAAATGCAAACTGTAAGATCATCGTCAGCATCTTTTGATCAAGAGAAATTTGGTTTGCTGCTTCGTCAAAATGGACTTGCTGCGTATGCGAATCCCAAAGAAGACGACAAATTAAAAGCATTGCAAATGCGCGACGCTGTTAATACCGAAATTCAAAGGCAAATGGATTTTACAGGGAAAGAGCCTTCTAATGAAGAAAAGCAAAGAATTATGATGGGTGTTATTAAGGATGAATCTTATATTTCTCGATTTTTCACAGATCCAAAAGTTCCAACTTCTTCACTAACAGCAAAAGAGAGAAAAGATGCATACAAAATTGTAAATGGGACTGAAATCCCTATTGGAATTTACGACCAACTAGGTTCTAGGCTTATAACAGCGCAAATTGATAACGAGGTTAAGAAAGCAATTGAAGCAGCAGAGCAATCCAAAAAAGAAGACATGCCTGATGAAAAATGGGAAGCAATTAAGGAAGCCATTAGGATAAAAATTATTAAGGATAATGCAATGAAAAAACCTACAGATAAAGACATTTTGGATGTATTTAATAAATTAAAGAAATAAAATGATTGAACAACCAGAAACTCAAAACAATGTTTTAACTTCTTCTGTATCCCAAAATCCAGTTGCAAGTGAACTTGATGGTGATGCAATTGACAGTGCTGTACAAGATGTAATAAGAAAAAACGAATTAAATCAATACAAGAAGACACCAGTTTTAACGCCAGTTCAACAGTTAACTCCAATTGAAAATGCTGTTAATGAAACAATTAAAAGAAACAATGAAAGCAACAAGACTGCGCTAAATCAATCCCTTGTTTCCGCTTCTGGGAAAGATCCAGATACGGCTGCAAAGTCTCAGGCTCTTGCTACAAGTTTAAATGTCTCTACTGGAGTTGTTGATTTTGACATTGAACTTGCAAAGAGACAAAAACTTTTAATGCAAGTAGAGGCAAAAAACCTTGCCGAAAAATATCCGTCACTAGCAAGAAGTTTTTTGGATAAAGACTTTGCAGAAGTTGCACATGATGACATTGACAATCTTGCGCAGACTTCTAATTTGGCAAATGAATTGCGAGGCAGTATTCCAGTTGGAATGGGATCTGGCGACAAGACTCTTTTTGGAGAAACTGCAACTACATATGCATCCGAGATGTTTACAGATTTTGAACGAGGAATGATATCTGGAACAAATACGACGACATACGGAGAACTTGCATATCAGGCGCAGATTCCTGCTTTAACAACTAGAGGCTTAGAACAACGACCAGATCTAGAGCAAGCAATTCAATATGCAGAGTCTGTATTTTCTGAACAAGAAGAATATCGCGGAACTTGGTCTGAATCATTTGGAACATTAATTGGTCAGATGAGTTCAATGATGGTTGAAGCGTCTGCTGTTGGTACTGTGTTTGGTGGAGCGGCGGCAGTCGCTGGGCAACTTGGACCTCAAATAGCATTTCCAGAAGAAGCAATAACAGTTCCAGCGGCAGTAGGTCTTGGATTTACCACATCGCTAATTGATCAAACTCGCAAAGTTGAAACTGGATCTGCATTTGTTGAATATTACAGGGGAAGTGAAGACTACGAGCCGATGTCATATGAAGAAGCCGCTTGGGCTGCAAACATTGTTGGAACAATAAATGCTTCTATAGAACTTGCTTCAACTGCATTTTTCTTTGCTCCGTTTGTTGGAGCGCTTCCAAAAGCGTTTTTGAAAAAAACAGTTGTAAATGGACTTCGTAAGGCAACAACAAAGTCAGGAGCAACAAGGGTTGCTGTGACACATCTTATTAAGTCTGCGGTTACTGAACCAGCGCAAGAAGTAGTGCAGGAAGGAACAATTATAGTTGCCCGTGAAATAGCAGGTGCGCTTACAGATCCAAATTTTCAATCTGCTTTAAGTACTCAAGAAGGCAGAGATAGAATTGAGGAAAGGGTTTCCAGCATATTTGAAATGACTTTTAAAGGTGCGCTTCCACTTGCTTTTATAGTTGGAGGATTTAGTCTTGCACATCAAACACGGAACATAGCAAAATCACAAAAACGACAGAAGTTGCTTACGGATCTTATTAGTGCAAAGGGCGAATCAAAGTTAGATAAGCGAAGTAAGCCAACATACAACTCTTACCTTGCCGAACAACTTTCTGGAGAGTCTCTACACATAGGTGTAGAGCAATTTGAACAAGCAAGAAGAAAGAATGGGGTAAGTCTTCAGGAAGTTGAAAAGATAATCCCTGGCATTACCGAACAGGTCGCAAAGGCAAAGGCTTCGGGCGGCGATGTTGTAATTCCAACATCTTTGTATTTGTCAGAACTTATTGATACTGAATTTGGCGTTTCAATTCGCAACGATATCCGCGCAGATGCAGAAGGAATGAGTATCAATGAGATTGCTGAATCGCAAGAGTTCTTAAAGGAGTTGAAGTCAATAAACAAACAGGCAGTCGAAGACTTCAAGAAAACGAATAAGGACTGGGCAGAAAGTGCTGGAAAAATTGAAGAAGAGGTGTTTGCAAAAATCAAGGCTGCTGGTAATTACACAGAAGAAGAAGCCCGTATGCTTGCCCAATGGCATCGAGATACTGCGGTAGTTCTTGCGTCAAGATTTGGAATGACACCAAAAGAATTCAACGCAAAGTTTGGGCTGTCAATTGAAAGTGCATATACGCCAGAGCAACAGGCTCCAGCGCAAGGATCGTTTGAGCAAGCATCACGCGCAGACCTAGGATTGGGACAACAGGCTGCTCCTGCTCCTGACAGCGGTGTATTTGACGCAAACAACCCACCAGTTTCAAGCGAAGCAATCTTTGCGCTGATGGATGCAGACGGAAAAATCTACTACGACATAAACGCAACGATGCACGGCGATCTTGTCGAAACATTTCCTGGCATAACGGATACGGTCATTGACGGCGGCTTCATTGTCAATGGCAAGTACATGATGGGCAAATCTGATGGTGGCTATTCCGCATTTGAGGGTGAACAAAAGCAAATTGACGCAGTTCGTAATTTTACGGAACAAGCCAACACGCAAGGGTTCAAAGAATCCAATTACCGTCCAGCCGTAGTTGCGTGGGCGAAGGAAAAGTTTGGTGACCGCACAGCGCCCGATGGCTCGACCGTGTGGCAGAATTTTACCGAGTGGTTCGGCGACAGCAAAGTTGTTGACGCTGAAGGTAAGCCAATGGTGGTTTATCACGGTGGTGAGTTTGGAAGAACTGTGTTTGCTGATACTGGCGGTCGAGTTGATTCCGCATATAAGCAAGGAACATTGCATTCACAAGGAATTTGGCTAACTAGGAATCGCGGTTCAGACATTGTGCCAGAATCAGGTCGTAGTGCGACTGAGGCAATGACATATGCAGAAAACTACGCTAATGGCGTTGTATACCCGTTGTATGTAACAATAAAAAACCCAGCGCAAGTGGACGATAGAAACATTATCAGAAACAGCGTTACCGTAGAGTCGCTCAAGGCTCAAGGACACGATGGCGCATTCCTGACGCAAAGTGGTGTGTGGGTTGCCTTTGAACCTGCCCAAATCAAATCAGCCATAGCCAACGCAGGACAGTTCAGCGCAACAGATCCGAACATATTGAGGCAGGATGCAGTTTTAGCCGCCTTCTACTCCGCTTTAAGCGTTGAAGTAAACAAGTTAACCACCAAGTCAGCAATTGCTGATAGTTGGAAGCAACAGATCAAGGGATTGATTGCTAAGGGTGTCATCAAGGAAAGGGAAGTCTTTTGGTCTGGACTTAACAACTGGCTTGACTTGCAAGAAGGCAAGATTACCAAAGAGCAAGTTCAGGCATTCCTAGCCGCTGGTGGCGTGAAGGTGGAGTTAACTAGGTTGGAGGAAAGGAAGGGGCAAGGGGGGTGGTATTTTGATATTGATGGTGATGTGTACGACTCTGAGCGGAAAGCAGAGGAAGCGGCAGATTCTTATTCTCTCCAACAAGCCCAAGATAAATTTGATAGTGATTCATCAATTGACGACTCCTACCTGTTAATGCGAGAAGGCGAAACAATCGAAACATTTTATGATGAGGATGAGGCGCGTCAGGCGTTGGCAGAGTTGGAAGACAGCGAAAACGCTTCTATAGAAGAAAGATATGAAATAATCATAAACGGCAATTCTTATGGGGTTTACGGCGATAGAACAGCCGCCCAAGAAGATGCCAATAATGTCATAAACGAATGGGCTGACGCACTGCGAAGAAATCTAGATATTCGCAAAGTTGATGATGATGACTCCAACGCTTCGAAGTTTAGTGCCTACCAACTCCCTGGCGGAACAAACTACCGCGAAGTTTTGGTGACGCTGCCTGTTGACCAAAAAGTTCGGGATGCTGGACAAGCAAAATACAATGAACTTGCCGATGCTGGTATGTCGCTTATGGAAGCGAAAGAGCAAGCAAAAAAATTGCTGCCGCAAGAATTTCGTTCTTCACATTGGGATCAAACAAATGTCCTTGTTCACCTTCGCATGAACGATAGAGTTGAGGTCGAAGAAATAGAGCGTAGAAGAATTGTGCGCAACACGGACGGCGAACGACCGTGGAAAGTGTTTGTTGAAGGCGAAAATCAACATCAGATCAGTTACGCCACACAAGCAGAGGCAGATGCTGATGTAGCGGAATACCCGACATTCACTGACCGCATTAAAAAGCGCACACTGTTCGTCGAAGAAGTGCAGAGCGACTGGGGACAACAAGGGAGAGAAAAAGGTTTTGTTAGTTTAATATGGAAGGCTGCTTTAGAAAAAGAAGGAATAAAACTAGTTAAAGAGTCTGCGTTAAAACGAGATAACGCATTACAGGCTCTCGGAAGTTGGAGAAATGAAAAATGGGAGGGGAGACCAACTCCTGAAATGCTTGACATGATTTTATCGATGAGTCACCTTGGAAGCGAGTGGGCAAACAGATTTGGCATCGAAAGCGATTCTGATATTGCAACAATCAATGATTACATTCAAACAGCAAGAAGATCCGTTGCTGTTGACAGACAACTTACGGAAATGGACTCTCACATTCCTGTCGCCCCATTTGTTGAAACAACTAGCGGCTGGCTTGAACTTGGGTTGAAGCAGATTATGCTTGAAGCGGTCAACGGTAAATACGACCGCGTTGCATTTGTTGACGGTGATCAAAGCGTTGAGCGTTATCGCAAGGCTTTGACTCAGGCGGTAGATGAAGTCGAAATCCAGCGCAACGATGACGGCACATACACCTACAACGCAAACAAGGGCGGCGGGACAATTCAGCGCGAAGCGTCAGTCAGCGCAAAAAGAATCGGCGAAGTCTTTGGCAAGGCTGGAAGCAAGCAACTATTAGAACAGGCAGACGCAAATCCAAACGACATTCACACCATTTCATCTGAAGACATTGAAATTGGTGGCGAAGGAATGCGGAAGTTCTACGACACTATTGTTCCGCAAGCATTAAACAAGATGCTCAAGAAGTTGGGCGGTGACAAAGTTGAAAATGTCAACATGATTACAGAAAAGCCTGTAACGCAAGAACAAATCAATGCGGCAGAAAGGCGCAGAGATTTTACCGAGTCTGAACGGTTAACTTTAATTTACGAACGGCAACAACTTGGTCGCGGCATTTCAGAAAAGGGAGAGCAACAAGTTGGAGAGCAACAAGGCTTCACCGTCACTCCCGCTCTTGCCGCGCAAGTAAATCAAGGACTGCCATTGTTTCAGTCCGCCCAAAACAAACCAGCAAGAGGATGGTTCGACCCAAAGCAACTGAAGGCAATGCTTGGTAGTAAGTCTGACATTACTACATTCTTTCACGAACTAGCACATTACTACTTAACCGTATATTCCAGAGTTGCTTCTGATCCACAATCTCCATCTCAAATCAGAGAGGATATGGACATAATACTTTCTTGGTTTGGAATTGCTGGTGAGACTCCAGAGCAAAGACTTGCGACTTGGAACGCAATGACTTTGGAAGAACAGAGACCGCATCACGAAGCGTTTGCATACAACAAAGAAATATATGTTTCAGAAGGCAAATCACCAAGCATTGAAATGCAGGGTGTGTTTGAACGATTCGGTCAATTCATAAAGAGAATCTACATTTCAATTCGCGACGATCTGAACGCTATATACAAGCAGGAATTCGGGACAGATCTTCCAATGATGACTGGAGAGATCCGCAGGGTCATGGACAGGATGATTGCAACCGACGAGCAAATTCGTTCTGCCGAAGAGCGAAGGAATATGGAGGACACTTTCAGGGATCAAGAATTATCTGGAATGGATGATGCTCAATGGGCTTCATACCAGCAGATGAGAGCGGAAGCCACACAGAAATCAGTGTCGGAATTGAACGAGCAAAGTCTTGCTGCGACAACATGGGCTTCAAGGCTGAAGGCTAATAAGGTCAAGGAAATACAAGCCGAGCAAGAAGAACTCCGCAGTGAAATTCGCAAGCAGGTCAAGAAGGAAGTTGAGTCTCGAAATGTGTATCGAGCAATCAAGTTTCTCAAGTATGGAATTTTGCAGACGGCTGGAGGCGAAGAAGTTGAATTCACTGGTTCAAACAAATTGAACACGAATGCAGTCAAACTTATGGTTCCTAAAGAGAACATGGATAAGTTTGGATCTGGCAAGAATGGGATGGTTGCCCTTGACGGATACCACCCAGACATTGTTTCAGAAAGATTTAACTATTCATCTGGCGACGAACTTATCCTTGCAATTCTTGACGCAAAGCCAATGGATGAGGTCATTGATGGGATCACCGAAGACCGTATGGAAATTGAAAACGGTGAACTCAATTCTCCACAGGCTATCGAAGCGGCTGCTGACAAGGCAGTCCATAACGAGGCAAGGGTCAAACTTGTTGCCGTCGAACTGCGGTGGCTGAGCAAAGCAACCCAGCCAGTTCGTGCAATGATTGCAGCGGCAAAGTCCGTTGCAAAGCAGATGCTTGAGACCAAGAGGCTTCGAGACATCAAGCCAGGAGATTACGCATCCGCAGCGGCAAGGGCTGCCAAAGAATCGCAGACTGCATATTTTGCCACCCAAAGCGCAGAGACGGCAGCCAAGACCGCTTACACGCGTCACTACAACAAGATGATCGCTGAGGGGGCTGAAGAGGCAAAAGCCGTTGAAATGGCAACCAAGGTCTCTGATGAGGCACTGGCAAAGGCAGAGTCTCGGTCAGAGGCACACAAGAAGAAGTACGGCAAGATGAAGCCAAGCGAGGTTGCGGCACAGGCGAAGCGTTCCCAACTACTACAGGAGCAGTTGGCGCTAGAGGCGAACGATGCGATTGACCAAGTTAAGAAGTCGCTCAAGTACCTGAGGAATGTCCTCAGCGACAAGAATGTGCAGAAGATTGGCGCAGACAATTCAGATCAGATTGCTCTTCTTTTGGAACGATTTGAGTTGAAGAACATTTCGTTGAAAGAAATGGATAAGCGGACTTCTCTTGCAGACTGGATTGCAGGTCAGTTGGAATTGGGTCTTGAAGTTGACATTTCTAAAGAACTTGTTGATCAAGCAAACAAGATCTCTTATCGAAATATGACGCTGAGTCAATTCAATGATTTGGTGGATGCGGTTAAGACAATCGAGTACATGGGCAAGAATGAAAACGCAATTCTTACTGCCGCAAAGAAGGCTGTGTTTAAAGAAAAAAGAGACGAGATAGTCAAAAGCATTATTGAAAATGCTGGGGATAGAAAGGCAAGTACACGAACACCAAAATCAGGAACAATTGGTGCAGTCACTAATCAGATAACAAGATTTCTTGCTGCTCAATTTAAGGCTGCATCTGTTGTAAGAATTTTGGATGGAGGAAAAGATGATGGACCGCTATGGAATTATCTAATTCGATCTGCGAATAAAAGTGGCGACAAAGAAACAACTATGAGGGCAACTGCCACAGAAGCAGTGTCAAAGATTCTCAACCCACTTTTTAAACTTGGAAAAATGGGAGGTAAGGGGAAATTCTTTGTTTCTGTAAATGAAAGTCTGAACAGAGAAGAAAAACTTGTCATTGCATTGAATATGGGTAATGAAGGAAATACCCAAAGAATGCTTGATGGATATGGATGGACTCTTGAACAGGTCATTCCAATTCTTGAATCAATGACAACGGAAGAACTGAACGCTGTGCAAGAAATTTGGGATCACTTTGAAACATACAAGAATGAAATTTCAGACAAGTCAAGAAGGATTTATGGAAAGGATCTTGACTTTGTTGAGCCAAATCCAATTCAAATAAAGTCTGCGAGTGGTGAAATTGTAAGTTTGAGGGGTGGTTATTACCCAGCAAAATATGATCCGATGGCAAGTCTTGCAGCGGAAAATTACAACGAGGCAGAAAAGGCGAAAGACTTGTTACGAGCAGCGCACATCAGCGCAACAACAAGTCGCGGATACTCAAAGCAACGAGCAGAAAAAGTAGTTGATCGACCACTTATTAGAAATCTTTCTGCGCTTTACTCTGGACTCAATGAAGTCATTCATGATCTTTCGTGGCATGAATGGACAATTGATGCCAACAAACTTATGCGTGACAATGCATTCGACAAAGAAATTCGTGATAGATACGGTCCAGCATTTAAGAATCAATTGAAGTCGTGGATTAAAGATGTTGCCGCTGGTGAAAAGGGTATGGACACAGATGCCGACATTGCATTGAATTTCTTGCGGCAAGGAGTTAGTTCGGCTGGACTTGGATTTAATTTGACAAGCGCTGCTCTTCAGGTCACTGGGTTCAATCAAAGCATTATTCGAGTTGGTCCAAAATATATTGGCTACGGAATTATGCAGGTGATGAAGCGCGGAATTGGTGCCTTTCGAGAAGTCAACGAACTTTCTGAATTTATGGCAAACAGATCAAGGACTCAATTCAGAGAGTTGAATGAACTTAGGAATCGAGTTCAAGGTCAAAGCGCTGCAATGAAACGAGTCAGAATGGGTACATATTTTCTAATGATGAAAATGCAGCGGAGTGTAGATGTTCCGACATGGATTGGTGCTTACGCAAAGCAACTTGAAATAAATCCAGATGAACAACTAGCAATAGACATTGCAGATCAAACTGTTATTGATACTCAGGGTGGAGGTCAAATTAAAGATCTCTCTGCCGTTGAACGAGGTGGCGCTGGAACAAAATTGTTTACCGTGTTTTATGGATACATGAACACCGTGTACAACATGGCTGCTGTTCAAACAATGACAGAAAAGAAACGGGGCAAACTGGCTGCTGACTATGTAATGCTTTTTGTTGTCCCAGTTGTTTTAAGTTATGCACTAAAGAAACTTCTCAAACCAAGCAAAGATGACGACGATGAATTTGATTTTGTGCAACTGTCAAAAGATCTTTCTATTGAACAGATTCAATACTTGATGGGAACAATGGTTGTTGCAAGAGAATTTTCGCAAATTGCAAAGACAATGATTGATCCTTCAGCGCCAAGTATGGGATACGGCGGACCTGCTGGAGTCAGAATGATTGGAGATACATACACGGCTGCAACGCAGATTGGTCAAGGCGAATTTGATAGTGCATTTAGAAAAAGCGCAATAAATCTTATTGGAGATGCGACTGGTCTCCCATCGGCTCAGATCAACAGAACAATTGACGGGATTGAAGCCTTGATGGAAGACGAAACAACTGACATACGAGCGCCATTGTTTGGTGTCAGAAAATGATACAGGTACCCATATTCTTTTCGAAGATTCTAAATTCAAACTAGAGGACACATATGACTATTTCCAGCGCCGTACGAATTGCAGGACCGTTCACAGGAGATGGCATAAATGCCACATTTCCGTTTACATACAAGGTGTTTAGCGCAGCAGATGTGCAAGTTATTCGTTTAACTATTTCGACTGGTGTTGAGACAACTCTGACCATTGTCACCGACTACAACATTACGCTCAATGGCAATCAAAATAGCAATCCTGGAGGCAGCATTGTGTTGGTTACTCCGTTGCTTGCCTTGTACACGCTGACAGCCACCAGCAACATTGCCAATCTTCAGCCCACTGATCTGACCAACCAAGGTGGCTTTTATCCTGAGGTAATTACGGACGCTTTAGATCGAGCAACCATTCAAATCCAACAGATGAGTGATGATGTGACGCGGTCGATTAAGGCTCCATTAAGCGACGATTTGACAACGATGGACATGACGCTTCCAGTTGTGGCAGACAGAATTAACAAAATTCTTGCATTTGGCGCAACTGGAATGCCGACCGCAATAGCGCAACCTCCATCAAGCATTACAGGAAATACGAATATTGTTGGAACTCTTGGTGTCACAGACGCAACAACACTAAGTTCAACACTTAGTGTAACAGGCGCTGCAACGGTTCAAGGATTGACCGTTGGCAAGGGGACTGGAGCCATTGCAAGTAACAGTGCATTTGGACAATCAGCATTAAACGCAAATACTACAGGCACTGTTAATAGTGCCTTTGGTTATACAGCATTAGCCGCAAACACCACAGGTTATGGTAACAATGCATTTGGCGCACAAGCATTAAATTTAAATACTACAGGCGTTCAAAACAATGCTTTTGGAAGTTACGCATTAAACCTAAACACAATAGGTTATAATAACTGCGCTTTTGGATATGCGGCACTAACCAACAACACCGTAGGAAATAATAATAATGCATTTGGATATGCAGCATTAGATTCTAACACCACAGGTAACAATAATAATGCTTTTGGATATGCAACATTAAGCGCAAACACAACAGGCATTAATAACAATGCTCTTGGCTCAAACGCATTACAAGCAAACACTATAGG